GGTATAGATACAGAATTACCTGATTTTTTTCCAACTGAAATATTTAAAGGATATAATCAAGGATATATTTTTAAGAAAGATATTAAAGGTATAGGATATTATATGGATAAATAAATAAAATAATTTAAAAATAGTAGTATAATAATGAATATGAATAACAATATAATACACGAAATTCCACCACAAGAAATCCAGTATTTTAAGGAAAAAGTTAAAAGATGGTTATTAATAGATAAACAAGTTGCTGAACTTGAAACACAAATTAAGGAAATTAAAAAAGTCAAAAAAGAATTAATGCCTGAAATCACTAAATTTATGATCACATATAATATTTCAGACCTCAACACCGAAGATGGTAAATTAAAATGCTCTGAAAGAAAGACTAAACAAACAATTAATAAACAATATCTTATCCAAGAACTTCAAAAATCCTTAGGTGAAAATAATGAACAAACAAACATTTGTATGGATAATATCCTTAATAATCGAGCTATTAAAACAACACATATTCTAAGAAAATGTAAGAAATAATTATGTAGTTTTATTTTCATCAATAATATTTTTAATTTCGTCTATTTTTTCTAATAAATTTATTTCTTTCAATTTAGTTGTTTTCTCTTTATCTTTATAAACCATTATAAGTCCTCCTGTTTCATTTACAACGTATTTAATTGAATCATAAGGGTAAGATCCTTCCACATTTATCCCTGATATTAATTTAATACCTAATTGTCCCATAATCATTTTTTTTTTTTTACCATTTACTTCAACATTATAACCTTTTCTAATATCTATTGTTTTTTCTCTTTCAATATAATCTATACAGTTACCATCCTTATCATTATGATAGTTAATACCTAAATCATTACATTCATCAAAATCACAATTAAATAGTTCATATACAGAACATTCATTAATATTACTACACTTATTAGAATAGGGACTACAATAAGAAGTAACACAGTCTTTATCTTCTGTACAAATATCACCATGATGACATTTTCCCTCGAAGCATGTTTTTGAATCTATTTCACCATCTTCAAAAATACATTTTATACCGTCCTTACCAGAATACTGTAGTTTAGTAAATGTCCTCGTTTGTTCACCAGTCCCACAATCAACATTACATTTACTCCATGAATCAAATATACCCATACAAGGTTGATTATCTGGTATTTTTTCATAATGTATATAGTCCTTCAAGAATTTATTTAATTTATCGATAATTGAATCATAAATATAATCTTTTTTTCTATTTTTTTTTACATTAGAATTTAATGATTTAGCAAATTCATATTTATATTTTTCTGAATCAAAATTACCCTCTACGGTTTTTGACATATTATAAATGTAATATATCATGAATACTAATATGGGTATTAACAAATATTTATTTTTATTATATAAATGATAAATTAATATATTAAATAATAATATTAAAATTATTTTATTCATTAACAGATATATATATATAATATATTATAATGGTTAAAAATAAAAAGAAAAATATAAAGACAAAAATAATGACAAAATCTAAATATTTGAAATTGATTAAGAAATCTAAATCCAAAAAACTATCAAAAAAAGAATCAAAACAATTAAATAATGAATTATTCAAAAAATATTGTAGATGTATTAAAACTTTGAAAAAATCTAAAAATATAGGTAGGTATGGTATATGTATGAATAGTGTATATAAGAATCGTCGAATAAAACCACCATTCAATGTTTCTAAAAAATGTTATTAGTTTAAATATTATAAATTTTAAATATAATTGTTTATAAATGGATATTAAAACTGTTTCGATTGAGAACTTTCATACCGTGGTTTCTAAATATATATGTTGTAAATGTATCAAAATTACAGATATTGATAGTATGATTGATACATATATGGCTATGGTTGAAGACCAATTTCTTTTCACTTTTGATAGAGACCTTCTTAAAGATATGTTAGTTGATCTTACTTATATGTATTCGCCAAAGGATGATGCTAATAAGTGTAGAGTATTATATCACCTTGTAGGCAGTGACTCAGATGAAGATTCAGATGATGATGATGACATGATGAGTAAAATAACTGACCTTACTGAAAAACTTAGGAATGGTGGGATGGATTTAGGAACAAATGTTGATGCAATTGAAGAAGTGGATGATGAAGAACCTACTGTCAATGTTGATTAAATTTGATATACTTATTTATGATAAGTAACACTCACAAATACCGGACATCTTAAAGACAAAGAACAAAAGACTTGAAAGAACAAATACTTGAGACAAAGACATGTCTTCTTCAGTTGCACCGATTTCCGTTCACGTTTTCGCTGATGTCGGTGTCAAGGACACTGATGACGAACTCCTCATCAAATACTTCTCTTCTCTCAAAAATCACCCACTCAACCTTACAATTGTATTCATGGGATCGGATGGTCTGACAGCGTCTGAAGCCCTCGTCTACTGGGTCCGTGAATTCGACACCAACGTCCTATCTCACAAGAACCCTCTCACATCCATCACATACGTTACCATTTCAGAGTACAGAGAGAATCCGGTTGAGTGTGATTTTGCTCTCCAAATCGCACCGATGGGAGGATACGATGGCCATAATCTCACCGTTCACAACTCATATGTCTTTGCTGGGGACTATGATACCCCACACGGTTCCAGAGATTCATTCAACAAAGCTGGTTCTCAAGAAATCTTGGATCGCTTTAACACCGAAGGAAAACTCGTGGATATGAGTTCGCAGCACATGTCCTCTATGAGATTCGACCAAGAACTCATGTCCAAGTTTGAAGAACCTTTCAAGTCAAACATCGTGTTCACTGCATTCCTCCTAGCGTTCGGTCGTATGGATCCAGAACATTCGGCAAATATGTTCGCAGAAGGTCTTATCAATCCTAGTCTTGGACGAGGTGTCAACTATAAGTCTGTCATGACTATGGGAAAGAACCTAGGTGCTCCAGCGTATCTTCTGGATGTGGATCGTTTCCCAAAACCACGCTATGCTTCTCTCAACTACTTCAAAGAACTCCAGGAGAATGGATCATTCAAGGATAAGGGTAATGAAATCAATCCTAAGTCAGTCCAGTGTCTTGACCAGATGAACGATATCCTTGCTTGGATCCATGGAAATTCGTCTCTTTTCGTACAGAATGGTGATAGTGTCTTCTACTCAGACTTCGATATCTACAACATCCCAGAAATCCTCAAGCCTTCTTGGGAATTGTTCAAAAAACATTCGGATTGTCTGGTTGACTGCTACAATCCTGTCTACGATCTCTTCGCCGGATATGTTCTTGTAGGTATTATCGAAGGAGAAGGATACAATAGGAAAGAACATCGCGTAGAACAGTTCAGAGAAATCATCTGCAAAGAGTTTTAAGTATCTCTAATACTATTTTAATATACATTTAAATTTGACTTTATAAACTTTTTTTTTTTATTCAAATGGATACACTTACTAAATATAACCATATCCCATATGAAGAAATATCTTTTGGAGAAGAAATAGATAAAGGTAATCTTATTGTCTACAAAGGTGTATATAATAACAATATCGTTGCTATCAAAGAATATATATTTGAAGGTGATAATGTTAATAATGATTTATTAAATGAATTACAAATTGGAACAAAAGTAAGGTCTGAAAGAATGTTAAAAGTTATTGGATACTCTATTAGTAAAGAAAACATATATCTTATAATGGAGTACATTAATTCAACTTGTTTATGGGACTTTATTGATAATGATAAATATTACGAAACTGTAAACGATTATAGGATTATAAAACCCTTCGTATATGACTACCAAGGATGGGCCACTAATTATATTATGACATATGAACTTAAGAAAAGTATTATCATATCTGTTCTTAAATCTATTAAATCAATGTATAATGATAGGATAATTCATGGTGACCTTAAAACTCCTAATTTAGTTGTTCATAAAAAAGGTGATGAAAAATTTATTAAAGTTATTGATTATGGTAGTTGTCACTATGGTAATACCTATATTGATATTGATCGTATAGTTGGAACGGACGGATATTATGCTCCTGAACAAATAGACGGATTATTAAATCATAAATCAGACATATATTCGATTGGTGTAGTTATGACTGAAATATATGTTGGTAAAATATGGAAGGGTGCTGATAATTTTAATTCTTGTCGTAATGAACTTCTTAAATCACTTAGAATGATTAAAAAAGAGAATCCTAAATTAGAAAAACTTATAAGAAAAAGTATCGATTTAGATCATAAAAAACGACCTGATATTTATAAATTATATGATGATTTTATTAATTTATAATCTAAGGACTAAATGTAAAGTTGATTCTTTCTGAATATTATAATCCGCCAGAGTCCTACCATCTTCTAGTTGCTTACCAGCGAAAATAAGTCTTTGTTGATCAGGAGGAATACCTTCTTTGTCCTGGATTTTCGCTTTCACATTCTCAATCGTGTCCGCTGCTTCAACTTCTAGTGTAATTGTTTTACCAGTAAGAGTTTTAACGAAAATTTGCATATTGAATATACTATTATACATTTCTTTTTTTTAAATATATTAACAATGATTACATACATAAAATATTTCATCTTTATTTGATGTTAATATCGTAGGTAATGTATGTGAATGTATATGAAATTTACCTTCTACACATTCTTCTAATAAAGCTTCCAAATTATTTATTGCTAATACTTTTCTTAATTCATTTACAAATATTTTAACAATATCTTCTAATGTATCTATATATTGTATATCTATTACAACTTTAAATCCTGAAAATAACCTTGATGATGCTATAAAAGTTCTATTGTATGAAATATTCATTTATATCTTAAATATAAAATATATTATTATATATATATAATATGAGCAGTAATAACGAACTGAATATGTATGATGTTAATTGTGATAATATTAATGATTTATTAAATCATAAACAAGCTAAAATTAAAGAAGTCGTTCCTGTTAATATTACTAATGATAATAAATACAGAGAATTAAGAAAAATTATTGTCCAACAAAAAAAAATCATTAAAGAACAAGATGATAAAATAAGGACATTACTTGCTTCATCTAATTAATTTTATATATATATATATATGAACCCTTTTATATGTGTGATTATATGTTTTTTTATAGGTTTTTTACTTTATATGTTGATTAGAAGTTATTGTGGGTGTAAAGTTGTTGAAGGATCTACACCAATGTGTAAACCTAACGCTGGTGAAAAATGTCCAGACGGTTCGCCTTGTCCCGATTGTGGAAAGGATACTTGCCCATGTTCTACATCGCCAACACCTACACCTACACCAACACCTACGCCAACACCTACGCCAACACCAGCCTATAATTCTTTTTACGGTTATTTTTCTAGAGAAAGTGATGAAAATAAAAAGGGATATCCTGGTATAACTGATATACCTGGTTATGTTCTTAATAATGTGAACTTCGCTGATTTAAAAGGACAGATATCATTTTTAAAGACAGAATTTATACCTGATAGCAAACCTTATGTTGGACTTGGTGGGAATAAAGCACCATGGGTTAATGGTAGAAAATATGGTATTGCTTATATTGATAAATGGTTAATTAAATATCAGGGTGAGTTAGGTGGATTTGAATCGATGCAAGATGGAGCAGTAGGTCCTCCAAGTAATATCCCCTTAACTGATTCTTCTAAAACCGATATTGAAAATAAAAAATATATTGGGGCTGGAATACAAAGTGGGTTAGGTAAAGATGGTAATTGGTTAAGTATATATGGGGAATGTCCAAATTATGTTAATGGATCTAAATGTAAAGATACAAATTCCGAATGTTATTCAAATATAAATGATCAAAATGAAAATTGTGTGAAACTAGAAAGAAAAGTAGTGTTATCTAAAAATATTAATGATGAACCTAATAATAAAACTCCTATTATAGCTTATTATATTGGTACTATTAGATTAGATGATTTAAATGGTAAAAATAATGATTTAAATGGTAAAAATAATGATGAGTGTTTTAATAATATGAATGAAGTTTATAAGAAAATTTTAGGATATCCTATTTCACCCGATTTCAAAAAATATAAATCTGATTTAGATGTTCCTATATGGAAACAATTAACTAATTCACCTATCATAACTTCAGATATATATAAATTAATGTCTGATGATGACTCTTGGAGGTGTGTTAATAATAAATTCAATCCCACAATATTCCCTACAACTATTAACTCATTAAAAAAAATATGTGCTCAACACTTTATTGATATAAATGATAAGTGTGATCCACCGAAACCAGGTCAACCACCCGTTTGTGGTATCAAGGATGGTAGCCCATGTAAAATAAATGAAATGTGTCCTGGTCAAATTAAGTGTCCTCTTTCAAAAGGTGATCCAATAAATGGATGTTGTCCTAAATAAATTAAAAAACAAATATGGTAATATATAATGAATTATTATATATGTTTATTTATTTGTTTTATTGTTGGGATATTGATGTTTTATTTAATTAAGAGTTCATGTGGATGTAATGTTGTTGAAGGTGTTGAACCAAATGTCGCTACTGAACCAAATGTCGCTACTGAACCAAATGTCGCTACTGAACCAAATGTCGCTACTGAACCAGTAACGGACTCCGACTCCGACTCCGACTCCGATATTATACAACAATTATTTAGTATAATTAGTGATATGAGTAAAACAAATACGGATACGGATACGGATACTACTATATGTATGAAAGCTCCTTCAGCAATGTGTACGGTACGGGGCGGCAAGCCAAACCCCATGAAGATTAGGGCTTTGACAGGCGCAGGACGCGGCGGGCCAAATACGAGTAAAACAAATATCGCATGGGACGGTAATTCAGGTTATTGGTACTTAGATGATCCAAAAAGTAAAGGCGGTGGCGGCGGCGTCGGACCGTGCCCCGCTGGTATGATGAATATTAAACCTACATGTGCTTCATGGTGGCCAAAACCTAAGCCAGGACCAACTTGTCTACCTAAGGGCGATATATGTATTGCGGGTGGCGAACCAGTAGGGTCATGTTGTGAAGGTCTAACATGCGATAAAACACTTAGATGTGTTTAGGTCTGATCAATTAAAAAACATCACAGCTGTATGTATATTAGGAAAAGCATAATCAACATAAATCGGTTTATTCATAAAATTTGTAGTTATCCATATTGTTATCCATCCTCTACTTCTCGCTACTTCTAAATTTTCTAATCTATCTTCAAAGAAATAATATTTATTTTTCTCATCTATATTTTTCCTTATGTCTTTCTCTACAAAAGAATATGATTTCATATGAGGTTTCATCGCCGGCATTGTGTCTCTCGCATACACTGCTGTAAATAAATTTGTTAATTTCATATTTTTTAGGACTTCCTCCGCGTGTCCATGTGTTCCATTTGTATAGATTATTTTTGGATATCTCAATTCACTCAATAAGTTATATAAATTATGATCATAAATTATATTGTTATAATTTACTTGACCGAATGGATGATATATTATTGTATCATCTAAATCAAATATAAATACCTTCATATTATTAACTACATAATTGTTTTTTAAATCTAAATTTGATTTAATTAAATATTCATCTATATTTTTAATTTGTATTTAAAAAAATATCACTAATATTATTGATATGGATAAACTTAATAATGATGAAATGTTACTTTCTGAAGAAGAAAAAAGATTTGTTATTTTCCCTATAAAACATGATGAGTATTGGCGTATGTATAAAATGGCACAAGCTAATTTTTGGACCGCAGAAGAATTAGATCTTTCTAAAGATCTTAATGATTATAATGATAAACTAAATGATTCAGAAAGATATTTTATTAATAATATTTTAGCATTCTTTGCCGCTTCTGATGGGATTGTTAATGAAAATCTTGTTGAAAGATTTTGTAATGAAGTGAAAATCCTAGAAGCAAAATTCTTTTACGGTTTCCAAATAGCTATAGAAAATATTCACTCTGAAACTTATTCATTACTTATTGACACCTATATTAAAGATTTACCTCTTAAACATAAATTGTTAAACGCTATTGAAACTATCCCAAGTGTTAAAAAGAAAGCCGATTGGGCATTAAAATGGATAAGTGATAAGAAATCTGATTTTAATAAACGCGTTATTGCATTCGCATGTGTTGAAGGGATTTTCTTCTCTGGTGCTTTCTGTTCTATATTTTGGTTAAAGAAAAGAGGTTTAATGCCTGGATTATGTCATAGCAATGAATTGATTAGTAGAGATGAAGGATTACATACTGAATTCGCTGTATTGATTCATCATACTTTACAAAATAGATGCTCTGATGAAGAAATTTATGAAATTGTTCTTGAAGCAGTTTCAATAGAAAAAGAATTTATTACTGAATCATTACCATGTAAACTAATCGGGATGAATAATGATTTAATGAAACAGTACATCGAATATGTTGCTGATAGATTATTATTGATGTTTGGTTTAGAAAAAAAATATAATAGTGTGAACCCATTCGATTGGATGGAAATGATTTCTATTCAGGGTAAAACTAATTTCTTTGAAAAACGAGTCGGTGAGTATTCTAATAATGCTAATCCGAACTCTAACGCTGAGGACAATGTATTCGAATTAGATGATGATTTCTAAAATTTATTTTATTAGTCTTTTAGATCTTTTTTAGATCTTTTCAATAAATTTGATTTAATAATTTCTCCATCAATAACAAACAATGTGGTCAATTCTCATACAGAACAGTAAATTGCTACGATATGTATTGCCTGATACTTATGCCATAGCACTTTATCCTTTTATACTATGTAATGAGGAAATTGATAATTTTACATTAAATCATGAGAAAATCCATTTAAAACAACAATGTGAACTATGGGGTATAGGATTTTACTTTCTTTATATTTACTATTTGTTGCAAGGAAAGTGGAGTGGTAAATCTTCAATGGACGCTTATTTAGATATACCATTCGAATCAGAAGCATATGAAAATGAAACAAACCTTGAATACTTAAAAAAAAGAGAGAAAATGTCATGGATGAAATATAGAAATTAAATTAAAACTTCTTGATTATTTTAGATTTTTTTCTAAACTTTCTCAATGTTTTCTTTTTGGTTTTCTTTCTTAGATATTTGGGTTTTCTACGAATTGTTTTTCTACGACGTCTTTTATTGGATTTTCTTCTTTTTGATGATCCGCCTTCTAAATCTTCTAGCATCTTATCCTCCTGTCTATCCATTTTGCTTTTATATGCCATAAAATTTTTCCTAAGTTCATCACTTAATTCCATTC